TTATGGTATAATATACTTATATTTGCAAAGGAGTAATACATGCCGTCAATAATGGATAAACTCAAAAAGAACAGTAAAGTTAAAGAAACTGCTATTCTTTCTGAGTCTAAATTTTTTACAGATAAAGATATGATTTCTACAGATGTGCCTATGATTAACGTAGCACTATCTGGTTCTATTGATGGAGGGTTGGCACCGGGTCTCACAGTGCTAGCAGGTCCATCAAAACACTTTAAGACTTCGTTTGGTCTTATTATGGCATCGGCTTATTTGAAAAAATACTCTGATGCTGTCCTTCTCTTCTATGATTCAGAGTTCGGTTCACCGCAATCATATTTCAAGCAATTTGAAATTGATACTTCTCGGGTACTTCATACTCCAATCACAAATGTAGAAGAATTAAAGTTTGACATCATTGGCCAGATGGAAGGTTTGGATCGTGATGATAAGGTTGTTATTGTAATTGATTCTGTCGGCAATTTAGCATCAAAGAAAGAATTAGATGATGCTATTAATGAGAAATCTGTTGCTGACATGTCTCGCGCTAAAGCACTCAAAGGTTTGTTCCGTATGTGTACGCCATACTTAAACATGAAGAATATTCCGTTGATTGCAGTTAATCACACTTATCAAGAAATTGGTCTGTTCCCTAAAGCAATCGTATCGGGTGGTACTGGTATCTATTATTCTGCTGACAACATTTGGATTCTTGGTCGTAGGCAGAATAAAAAAGGCACAGAAGTAACAGGCTATGATTTCGTAATCAACGTGGAGAAATCGCGTTATGTTAAAGAAAAGTCGAAAATTCCTATCTCTGTGTCTTGGGAAGGTGGAGTACAAAAGTGGTCTGGTCTTCTTGACATTGCTATGCAAGGTCAATATGTGGCTAAGCCGTCGAATGGTTGGTATTCGAGAGTTGACCGAGAAACTGGCGAACTATTTGAATCGAAAGTACGAGAAGCAGCAACCCTAGAAGAAGAGTTCTGGAAACCAATCTTTGAAGAAACAGATTTCAAAGAGTATCTCAAGCAAGCATATCAAATCGGTGGAAATGCTGCTATTGTTGATATCGAAGATGTAGAGCTTTAATATGCTAAAAGAAAATGAAGACTACGAGCTCATTACTCACGATGAATTACCAGATGCATGGGCTATTCGCATTTTAAAGGGTGAATTTATTGAGTCGGTAATTATAATTGCCGCTGTTGCAATCAACGAGGTGAAAGGACATCTTTCTTTTAATTTTGAAATTATCGAAACGCCAGATCCAGATATTGTGCATAAAGATAATGAAAAACTTCAAAACCATGTTTCTCAAATCATTGAAGCCGTGATTGAAACTGGTATAAGTGAAGGTTATGTTAAACTAGAAGAAAGATCAGAGACATCAACATTACAGTAAAGATAAATTATGAACCTAAGAATTGAACAGACTATATTAAGAAATCTTCTCACCGAAGAGAAGTACATGCGGAAAGTCCTTCCGTTTATTAGACCAGAATATTTTGAAGGTCCATATCGAACACTTTTTAAAGAAGCTGGTAAATACGTTGCAAAATACAATAAGCTTCCAGCAAAAGAAGCTTTTCTTGTAGAGTTAAACGAACATTCGAGTCTGAGCAATGAGCAATTTACTGCAGCAGTCGATATTGCACAGACATTGTTCGAAGGTGATGATGTTGACGATACTTGGCTTCTTGAGAACACTGAAAAGTGGTGCCAAGATCGTGCCATCTACAACGCTGTCATGGAATCAATTACCATTATTGACGGCAAACATGACACGTTGACAAAGAACGCACTTCCAGAGCTTCTCACAAAAGCTTTGGGAGTTGCGTTTGATACGAATGTCGGTCATGATTATATCGAAAATGTAGAGGAACGTTATGAGTTTTACCATACTGAAGAAGATCGTATCCCGTTTGACCTTGAATACTTTAACAAGATCACGAAGGGTGGTGTACCTCGTAAGACACTTAACATTGCCCTTGCAGGTACTGGCGTTGGCAAGTCTTTATTCATGTGTCATGTTGCTGCTAGTGCTTTGGTAGACGGAGCTAATGTTCTCTATATTACAATGGAAATGGCAGAAGAAAGAATTGCCGAACGTATTGATGCGAATCTTTTGAATGTTCCGATTGATCAACTCGATAAAATGTCGAAAGACATGTTTACTACAAAAATTGCCAATCTTGCTCGTAAGACTACGGGTCGTTTAATTGTAAAAGAATATCCTACTGGTTCTGCTCATTCTGGCCACTTCCGGGCTTTATTGAATGAGTTAAAACTTAAAAAGCAATTTAAACCAGATATCATCTTTATTGATTATCTTAACATCTGTGCTTCATCAAGAATGAAAACTATGGGTGGATCAATTAATTCGTATACTTATATTAAAGCAATTGCCGAGGAGCTACGTGGTCTTGCCGTTGAATTTGATGTACCTGTATTTTCTGCAACTCAAACTACTCGTAGTGGATTTTCAAATTCAGATGTTGGTTTGGAAGATACTTCTGAAAGCTTTGGTTTGCCAGCCACGGCAGATCTTATGTTTGCTCTTATCTCTACAGAAGAGCTGGACAAAGATGGTCAAATCATGGTTAAACAGCTGAAGAATCGTTATAATGATCCAACAATGCATAAACGATTTGTTGTTGGAATTGACCGATCGAAGATGCGTCTATACGATGTTGAAGAAACTCAACAAACTCTAGTCGATGACACACCGGTGTTTGATAATTCAGCGTCTGGCAATAGAATCAGTTCAGAAAAATTCGGAGATTTTAAGATATGAGTGATCGAAAAATACTTTTTATTACTGACTTGATTGATCAAAGACTTCGTAAAGAAAAAGAAATTGAGTATTACGAGAAAGAGCTTCAAGAAATTACAAATAAACTCTTCTTCTTAAAAAAAGAAAAAGACTTAACAGAACTTATTATAAACATTATTCAGAATGAAAAAATTATTGATGTTCGTGAAAACTTATATGATCAAATAGGATTAAATGATGACAGCAAGATTAATTAGTTATAGTAAACCTCCGGAGGAATTATATGTCGGTACAGATATCCAAGAACTTATTGCGTATACAGCCCGTGTCTCGAATCCATCCAACCAAGACAACACCGAAACGTCAGAAAGACTATTACGATATCTCATCCGAGAAAAACACTGGTCGCCCTTCGAAATGGTTAGCGCTTGCTTGGAAGTAACTACTACTCGTGATATTGCTCGTCAACTATTACGACATAGGTCATTCTCATTTCAAGAGTTTTCTCAAAGATATGCAGATCCTACACAAGATCTTAATTTTGTTATGAGACAAGCAAGACTTCAGGATACAAAAAATAGACAAAATAGTTTGGATGTGAATGATCCAGACTTACAACTTGAATGGTATAAACAACAAGCAGAAGTCACGAATGCCGCAAAGAAATCATATGAATGGGCAATTGAAAATGGTATCGCTAAAGAACAGGCTCGTGCAGTTCTACCAGAAGGTATCATGGAATCTCGACTCTATGTTAACGGAACCATTAGGTCATGGATCCATTATATTGACTTACGCTCAGGTCATGGCACGCAAAAAGAACACATCGAACTAGCAAGAGAATGTGCAAAAGCAATTGAACCTATCTTTCCCATGATTAAAGAGTTTTGTCATTAAATTAAAAAAAACGTAAGTGGTTGTTTTCTTTTGAAATAAAAGTGCACTTTTTTGTTTACATTTAAAGAAAAATAGTGTATAATAGATCTATAAAATGGAAAAGGAAAGAAAATCATGTTAAAGTTAGTCAAAGTTTCTGAAGGTTTCTACAAAGCTTCAAATATTGTTTCAGATCACGAAGCTTATATCGATACAGATATGCTTGGTTCATTTCGTGGAACAGTAGAGCTTAAGTTAGAAGATGGCACATTTGAAGCTGATGAGTCTAATGCTTATGACACGATTGAAGAAGCTGCTCGCTGGATCGAATGCCAGAGAGTTATCATGACTACTAACTTTGATGGTTCACCAATGATTGAGGAGGCAGCGTAATAATGGGACAGATTACTTTAGGAATTATCTTTATGTTCGTTATGGCTTCACTTCCAATTCTTTTGATCTGGTAGGAGTACATTATGAGTAAAATAAAAGTTGCAATAATGGATGGCGAAGAATTCGCTCAAGAAAACTATAATATTTCACGAAATGAATTCTGTGCTCTCGCTTTTGCAAAATTCAAACCAATGTCTATTCAGGCACGTGCTGCAGTTGAATCTTATGATGAGATTCAAAATGATTTGAAAGCTTATGAGGAGTATTACAATGCCAATTGAAAAACAACGTTATCCAACCGACTCTCTGATTGGAACATTTGAGCGCGATAATCCAGTTGACATGGAACAGCTTGAAATGGTAAAACAAATGGTCTCTCGTTTTAATGGTTGGCTTAAACAGTCGGGAAGTGATCAGCGATATCGTGTTTGTCTTCGTGGTCGTAAGCCATATAAGAAAATGAAAGTCAATGAAGTCTTTTATAAATCAAAAGGCGAAGTATCTTATTCTTATCATGGAAACATCGTTGGCGGAATTGAAAACGCTTCGGTGTTAAAAGCTTTTATTTACAGGAGATATTGGTAATGAAAATGCTATTTCCGGAAGATAGTACCGAAAATATGCCAGATTTTAAGTTTAATGAGGACACCTATATTGATGAAATCTCTGACTATATCACTGCGACATATAGTCAACATTACTCAAAGAACCATTTCCAAGCATCAGAATTTATTTATGATGCTGGTCATGGTACTGGATTTAATATGGGCAATGTGATGAAGTATGCTCAGAGATATGGCAATAAAGGTACTCGAGAAGACCATCGTAAAGATTTGATGAAAGTGATTCATTATGCGATTCTTCAAATGTATGTGCATGATAGTGAAGAAGAAATTCTTTTTTAAGAAGAGCAATCAACCGATATCCCATGAGCTATTTGGTCCACGCTGAGCAAAAGCCAAAAAGATGTAAATTGACAATCCTGCAATCCAAGCAGCATCAATAGACTTAAAACTAATTAGAAATGCTACCATGAGCGTAACAATTAAACTAGTTATTTCTTTTCGAGTCATCTCCAATTTTATTTTTCTTATCTTTTGCCGAAGCTAT